TATTACAGACAGTCAAGAGTTTGATGACATCCTAGGCAACGCAGAATTAGACGACAGCATGAAAAACTTGTTTAGCACATTCTCTAAAGAGATCGACATACGAGATGCAGTTGTCGAATCAGCACATATTAATGATCCACTCGGCGGCGGCAACCAACTTATTGATCACTTGCACAATTATATCGATATGAATGGCTTTACATACAATCCAGGCGGCAGCTTTGATATAGTCCAAACTGGTACTGACTTTCCAGTATCACCAAACCAAGGTGAGTTCTTTATCCGTAGTGACTTCCAGCCTGCGCGATTGTTTGTGCGCAAGGATACAAAATGGATTCGTCTATATGACAACATTGACGATAGAACATGGAGTGACCGTACATTTAACGGGTCGACGTTTGTCAACAATGTTAAAACTGATGTTGCATCCGGACAAGAATACGATAGCAGACAAAGCATAACAGACGCAATTCTGCCGCGCGATGACTTTGACGATGAAACAGGATTAACCTAATGCAATTTTACTACGACGCTCAAGTTAGAAAATACCTATTACAGTTTGTTCGAATATTTGGTTCGTTCACTGTGCAAAAAGGTTACGACAGCAATCAGAATCCTATCTTTGAATCCGTGCCTGCGCGTTACGGAGATATGAGCAGACACGTTGCACACATTCTAAAAGACAACAGCGAAAACACACTAAACACTGTGCCATTCTTATCTTGCTATGTTTCAAACTTGCAAATGAATCCTGACTTGCGTCGTTACCCACAGTTTGAAGAAACACGCCAAGTAATTGAAAAGCGATTTGATGAAGAGACACATCAGTATGTAGAAGAACCTGGACAGAGTTATAGCGTTACAAGATACCAGCCGGTTCCATACTTGTTGACAATGAACGTTGACATCTGGACAAGCAACACTGATCAAAAGCTGCAATTGCTAGAACAGATCCTTGTGTTGTTTAACCCAAGCGTCAACCTTCACACAAACGAAAACACGCTGGATTGGACAAGCTTGACTTATTGCGAATTAGTAGACACTACATGGTCGAGCAGATCATTACCGTCAGGCACTGACGATGTTATTGACGTGGCAACACTGCAATTTGTTATGCCTATCTATATTAATCCGCCTGTAAAAGTGCAGCGCATGAACATTATTCAAACAATCTTGACCAACTTGCATACACTTGATTTGCAAGACTTAGACGATTGGACCATCAACAACAATGTTAATTCTGATTATGTTATTGCGACGCTCGAGGATTACTGGATTCGATATGAAAACGGTAGCGCACTGTTGCTTGACAAGACTGGTGCTGACTTTGGCGGCGTTGGTGCAGAATTGCAATGGAAAGATGACGTGTTCTCTCAATATGGAGAACTGCGAGCAGGTATTAGTCAAATGCGTTTGCGCCAAGGTACAGACGTATCTGATCCTAGCAATGACGTTATTGGCACAATTGACTTTGATCCTGGCAACCCACAGCGACTGATTGTTACAATTGACACAGACACGCTGCCGGCAAATACACAAGACACAGTTGACCGCATTATTAATCCGCAAAGTCGCGGACCCGGCGACGGCATATTGCCTGTTGCTGTAACAGGGCAACGCTATTTGATATTAGATGAATTGCCAACTGGTGGACTATGGGGCAACTCAACTGCCGATGCAAACGACATTATCGAATACAATGGTAGTGAATGGATTGTAAGCTTTGATGCTAGTGCAAACGGCAACGGACAATACACAACTGACAGCAATACAACAGACCAATTTGAATGGACTGGCAGTTTTTGGCAAAACTCATACGAGGGCATATACCGAAAAGGTTGGTGGAGACTTTATATATGACCGCTCAAGCTAGCGGCTGTATTTTGTTAAGTGCAGACACAAAGAGAATTCTAATGCAGTTACGTGCTCCAGATCGGCGCAACAAAATCTATTGGGGGTTTTGGGGAGGCGGGTGTGAAAATGACGAATCGCCTGTTCAAACAATCGAGCGCGAGTTAGCAGAAGAGATTGGATTTTTGCCTGAAATTACAAAGTTCTATCCGCTCCACCAAATGGTTAGCAACGACAACAATTTTATCTACAACACATTTGTCGCCACTGTTGAACGTGAATTCATACCTATCACAAATCATGAAACCCTAGGATACGCTTGGATCGATTATGATCGCTATCCTTCGCCGTTGCATCCTGGCGCAAAGGTTGTGCTACAAAACCCTCGAATGATGAGTAAAATTAAAACTATTGTTGATTTGCTTTAAGCTGCATTCTGTGCAGCATATTCAGCAATGTCAGCGTCTGTAGTTTCAGCAAGTGTGTAGTGGCTTGCGCCTGCTACGTCTGCAACTTCATTAAGAAACATAATAAGCTCTTCTGCATTGCCGTAGTCTTCTTCAATTGCTACAACTTTGTTTTCTGCAGTTTTAATAGTAAAGCTCATTGCGTGTTCTTTCTCTTGCTTACATATACTTTATACAACAAGACGTCATGGTATGCAACCACTTTCTGGTAGAAAAGTTTATTAAATTTCCGACTTGACACGGCATATAGATTGCGTTATACACGTTACATAGCTTGTCTAACACTGTAAGATGGAATTGTTGTTCTGCGCCAAAGTGTGTGTACCATAGGTTCAAATCCTGTATGAGCTATGTTTGTTTGTTTGAATCATAGAAAAGCCCGATAAGCATTGCTTACCGGGCTTTTTAATTGTCTATTCAATCACGTATTATGTGAATGTAAGGTTAGCTGTAGTTACCGCAATCTTGTTGAGGTAGTCAGCAGCGTTACCCAAAGAACTCGCCTGGTTGTTTAGTTCAACATAGCCGTAGCGTGTCATGAACGAAACTACTGGTTCGAATGTGTTTGGATCAAGCACTGTACCAGAGCTCATCAACGGAATGTATGGGCAATAGAATGCAGCCGCATCAGTTTCCGTAGAACCCTTATAACCAATCAAAATGTCGTTGTTAGTTGCATACTGGTTTACGTATACGCGCATTGAGTTGTTAAGTGTTCCAACAAACTTGGTGTTAGTAGGCGCCTCGAAAGGACCTTCTGTAGTACGAGCAAACGCTGAAGTAGTAGCTGACTGAAGAACTGTAAGGATCTTCGGGCTAACAACCATCCAGTTGCCTGCGCCACGACGTGTGCGTGAAGCAATTTCGTTGCTTGCATCGTTAACAAGAACAGCAAGTGCAGCATGTTCGTCACCGACGAATGTAGCTGTACCAGAAACTGCTGCCTGGTCGAATGTTGAACTTGCTGTACCAGCAAGTGTGCTTAGAGATGCTAGGATCTCCTGGTCGATTTCAGCAGTAATCTCTTGTGCTAGTGCCTGCATGATTTCTGCTTCAACATCAAGACCGTGCATTGCCTGCGCGTCCTGTGCTGCTTCAAAAGTCCAACGTGCGCTGAGCTTACGTGATTTCGCTTCCACAGTCTGCTTCAAGACTTGGATGTTTAGCTTGCGACCAGCTTGACCTTCAAGCACTGATGTAGCATCAGCACGTTCGGTTGTTGCGTTACCTGAGTAACCGTTCGCAATCTGGAATGGGCTTAGTGCCTCATCACCCGCTGTCGCGCCTGCTGCTGATTCAGCGTAGCGTACACGCAACGTGTGGATTTGTCCTACTGGACCAGTCATTGGCTGTACGCCAACAAGTTCGTTTGCAATAACAGTAGGCATAACACGACGGATAACAGGTAGAATTACCTTGTTAAGCGTAGCAATATTGCCTGCTCCAGTTGCTCCGCCGCTAGCTGCTTCTGCTAACATGCCTCTTTTAGTGTTTTCTAGAACAGTCTCCATAACGCGAGCTTTTGTTCCGGATAGACCATCGATGAGCGCTTCTTTTGTAGCAACCCAATTTTCAAATAGTACGTTTGCCATTTGTATTCTCCTTTAGCGTAGTCCTGCCAATTTCTTTAATTTAATAATATCAGCTGAGCCGCCTGCATCTTGCGGGGCGCTCTTAGTGTTTTTGTTACCGTTTAGTTCACGTCCAGGACGTGCGCTTTCAGTAAGTTTTGCTTTTGCCGGTTGCTTTACAGCATTGTCTTCAGAAATAACGCTTGGCAAATACTTCTTGTATGCAGCTTTCAACTGTGGAGTTTTAACTGATTCAAGTAGTGTTCCCATTAGTTCTTTCTGACCTCTGTTAAGTGGTCCGAGCATTTCACTCATCATAGCCTTGCGCTCAGTCAAGTCTTGTGAGACCCGAGCTTGACGCTTTGCTTCCAATAGAGCTTGGTCTTTAGCTGTAAGTGCTTCAGTAGATTCTGCAACTTTATGCTTCAAACCAATAATTTCTTTAGCAAGTTTTGCTACCTGTGTGCTTTCGCTTAAGGTGCTTGTCATAAACTCACTTGCGAATGTTTCAAAGATCTTACGACCGAAGTCGTTTTCCTTAGCTGTCTGAATGTCTTCACGCAGAGTAGTAATCTCATTGCGTAGTACACTTTCAAGCATAGTTTCTAGACGCTTTGCAGACTTCTTAATAAAGTTCTTACGTGCGCTTTCGATAACCTTCTTACCTTCGCGAACCATTTTGACTTTTTGTTCTGCTAGAGAACGCTTGTCTTCTTGGAATTCGTTTAGTTCCTTAGAAAGCTGCTTGAGAACGAACTCTTCTAGCTTTCCAAAGTTTGTCTTTTGGACTTTTCTATCTTCTCTCAATTCACCGATTTCCTTTGTAAGGACTTCATTAATGAATGAGTTAAGAACCACAGAGTGCTCTTTAATCGCTTTCTTATATCGAACGCGGTCTTCAGCAACTCGTGCTTTGTCTTCAGCGAACTCTTCGAGCTCGACTTTGATTGCATCTTTCAACATTACATCCATTGCTTCTACAATCTGCGTCTTGTCGTTTTCCCAACGTGACGCGTATTCTTCACGCAATTCAGCTGACATTAATTCACGTTCTTCGGCAATTCGTGCTTCAAACGCTTCTGTTAGCTTGGACTTGATGTCCTCGGTAAGTTTTTCAGTACCGAGAATTTCATTGATTGACTTAGGCATGTTAGTTTCTCCCTAGGTCTTGGATAAATTGAATCATCTCTTCTTTGAGATACTTCTGTGCGGAGTCGTCGTGTTGTACACTTGAAGCCACGTCCCAAATACTATTGCCTCTACGATGATTCATAATCTGTTCGTAAATAGCATCCGGGTATGCGCCCGGAGCACTTGGGTTTGCTACGATATCAACTGTAACAATTTCGAAGCCGGACACAGAGCCCGACCCGTCTACGTTGCCACTTCCTCGTGAACTGACGCCTAGTTTTACACCGTTTTCCAACAGTGTTTTACATATGTCACCCATTGGGGTGGGTAACATTTTTAGTTTGCCGATCCCGTCATTTCCACTCATGTTCATGTCGACAATCATGTGTGAGACGCGATCGAGATTGATATTTAG